ACCTGCCGGAGGGAATCGAGTCCTCTGATGTAAAAGAGCTACGATCTGTGATATTTAGAATGCAGAAACAGCTACTGAAAGCAAAAACAAAGACAGACGACCTAGTAGAGGCGACCCATCAGTCTGCCTATGATGCGATGCTGACCTTCGGGCCTGTCGCAAATGTGACACCTCCGCCGGTAGATAAGCGCAAGACAAAGGTGGAGGTCGCCCTATGGCATATGACCGACTGGCAGGGGGCAAAGCGCACCACGAGCTATGACTCTGAGGTGATGCGGCAGAGAGTTTTGCAGTTTGCCGAGCGAGCTGTACGCATCACAGAGATACAGAGAGCAGACCATCCTGTGAAGGACTGTGCCATCCTGTTCGGTGGAGATATGGTCGAGGGACTATTCAACTTCCCTACTCAGGCATTTGAGATAGATGCGACCCTCTTTGAGCAGTATGTAAATGTTTCTAGACTGTGTGTAGATGTAGTCCGATATGCGCTCGCCCACTATGAGAAGGTGACAGTCATACCTGAGTGGGGTAATCATGGGCGCATAGGATCAAAGCGTGACAATGTGCCTCGATCCGATAACTTTGACCGGATGTGCTACGAGCTCGCTCGTCAGCTACTGCAGGGTGAGAAACGCCTGACATGGCAGGAGTGTCCAGAGGACTGGCAGAAGGTCATCATCGGAAACTACCGAGCCATTCTCATACATGGAGATGAGATAGGGCGAAATGGGTACGCGAGCCCAGGAGCTATAGTCCAGCATATGAATAGATGGAGATCAGGCTCTCTACCCTTTGAGTTTCGCGATGTCTATGTAGGTCACTATCACACACACGCTGAGTGGCCGATGGCTAATGGGCAGGGTGCGGTGTATCAAACAGGATCGACAGAGAGTGACAACAGGTATGCAGGGATTATGCTCGCAGCCTCAGCTACTCCATCACAGCGACTACATTTCATAGACCCTGTGAAAGGGCGTGTGACGGCTGGATATAAGGTCTGGCTGGACTAGGGTAGGTCGCTGGAGGAGGCGTTATGACACAGATGACTGCAGTATCCCTGTTCGCAGGTATCGGAGGCTTTGATCTAGCTCTAGAGCGTAATGGGGTCAAGGTCGTAGCATCAGTCGAGATAGATAAACACGCGCAGGGTGTACTGCGCAAACAGTTCCCAAACAGTCAGATACTAGGTGATATCCAGGAGGTATCAGGTGAACAACTCATTAGCGCAGGATTTACTCCGGAACGCGGAGTCATCGTTGGAGGATTTCCATGCCAAGACTTGTCTGTGGCAGGGAAACGAGCAGGGCTCGCAGGAGCTCGCTCTGGACTTTTCTGGGAAATCTGCAGACTCCTTGATGAAACGCAAGCGCGGTATTTCATCCTTGAGAATGTCCCTGGTCTGCTCACATCTAGTGGAGGAAGGGATATGGGAGTCGTCATCGGGGCGTTGGCTGAGAGGGGGTATAGCATCGCGTGGCGTGTGCTTGATGCTCAATACTTCGGAGTCCCCCAAAGACGGCGCAGAGTCTTCATTGTCGGATGTCTTGGAGACGACTGGAGAACACCTGCAGAAATACTCGATCTCGCCGAGGGCAGCTCAGGGGATACTCCGCCGAGCAGGGCGAAGGGGCAAGACTCTGCCGCAACAGCTAAACGCGGCTCTAGAGCAGGTGGCATCATCGGATCAGACATCGTAGGCACACTACAGGCATCGGATTACAAGTTCCCACAACAGCAGCAGGTACATGAGAACAAAATTGTTATACAAGAGGCTACCTGGTGGGATGGATCAGATACTGCACAGGCTCTGACTACTACCTCAAACGAACAACGGATGCCTGATAAGGGCAGGATGCAGATGGTGTTGATAGATGAACCTACTGTGGGCAGTCAAGACTAGACGGGCTCAGACTGTTGAGGATAACGAGTCATGGGCGATGGGGGGGGTAGTACCTACCTTGAATGTATTTGATAACGCACACGAGACACGAGCTACTGTCATCGTTTTCTATGGCAATCGCGTGGATGACATACGCATCCAGGATGACAAAATCAACACGCTACAGGCGCGTATGGGAACAGGTGGGAACAATATGCCGATGGTCTATCAGGAGGGCGAGGATGAGACAGTCGCCTACTCGATACGAGAGGATGCTCAGGCTGACACTTTCTCAGCTACACCTACAGATACAGCTCTAGCACTACAGGCGCATCAGCCATCAGTACAGAGTCATCATGCTCAGTTATTCGTAGCTCAGACATTTGATACCTACAACCAGACGACTAGCGATATAGCGCAGACTCTGAGATCAGGAACAGACATGGACAAGATGGGAGTGGTGCATATGGAAGAACCTATGGTGCTACAGGATCGAGAGGGCAAGCCTGGGGGCGGTAAGGGGCCGTTGGTATCCGATACCTCGTTCTCGCTGCGCACTTCTAACTTTCAGACACTTTTCACATCTACTGTCAGACGACTGACTCCTACAGAGTGTGAGCGACTACAGGGCTTCCCTGATGGATGGACTGAGGGACAGGCTGATAGCCATCGCTACAAACAGCTCGGCAACGCGGTGGCTGTGCCGGTGGTCGATTGGCTCATCAGTAGATTGGTAGCCTCTAACGAGTCTATGGAGTCATCTACAGAGTAGGGATGTTCTCTAGTGCAGTCGCCACAGGCGAGGCACATCAGGCATCTTCCTCATCTATAAAGTCATCTACATCGTCTGTGCGGATATCTAGATTGTTTGACTTGCAAAACTCAATTGCACCCTGGAACAGACCCATAGCTCTATTGCTCATATCCTGCATCTGATCTGGATATTTGAAGTCTGACTCGACCTCCACGATTAGGTTGAACAGACTGATATGTACTCTGGCTGACATAGCCCACCCCCTGACCCCTGAGTATGCCACTCATTACATCGGGGGCGTGGCGGTACTTCCATCTGTCGGTGGTGTCCCCTAAAGTCTGACCTGACCCTGGGCGCGATGCGCCCCATACAGAAAGAAGGCACATCATGGCGTTTGATCTAAACGCATACGAGACAGTCGCGGAAAGATTACAGCGAGCTCACTCAGACCACGCTGACCTCCGCATCATTACAGAAATCGTGGACATCGTTCGCGATCCTCAGACACTCCGACCTCTGCAGTACATCGTGAAGGCATCGGTGTACTACGGCGACCTCCTCAAGGCTGTGGACTATGCCGAGGAGATGGTGGGCTCTAGCCCTGTGAACAAGTACTCAGCTCTAGAGAACTGTTCTACCTCGGCTGCAGGTCGCGCACTCAGCATGGCTGGCTACCTCGGTGTCGATCCAAATAGCAAAAAGCCAACACGCCCTACTCGTAATGAGATGGAGAAAGTGGAGCGCGCTAAGAGTGCAGATACCAAACCTGCTCTCGTAGTCAAAGTACCGACACCTGAGGAGACAGCGAAGGCTGCAATCCTCATTCCTACAGTCGCACACATCACTACAAAGGCTGAACTCAAGAGCCTCTATAACGAAAACGCGAGCATCCTAGAGGTGCGTGTAGATGGAGTCACTCTGCTCGATGCTATCAACAAGAGGCTCGTGCAACTGTGATAGACCGCAACAGAGTACGAGTAGCGAGTAATGCACAGCGCACCTCGATACTCGCAGCAGAGAAGGCTCTGCCAAGATCAGGAACGAAACGGCGCAGAGTGTATGACTACATCGTCAATCGTGGACTACATGGTGCGACTGATGATGAGATACAGGATGCACTAGGGATAGACGGCAATACAGTCAGACCTACTCGTGGCGGTCTAGTCGAGGATGGACACATCATAGACACCGGTACGACACGCAAAAACAAACACGGGAACGAGTGCATCGTATGGCGATGTGCAGAACAGGGAATGCTCCTATGAGTGACAAACAAAAAAAGTTTCAACCCACGATGGGATTCGTGGTGGCAGTACATCAGAACGCTATGGGTATTAGGTCGGTATCAAAGGCTCTCGGTGACATCTTCCCTGAAAGACTCGGTGAGGCTCTAGAGATGGCTGGATATCAGCTCGTTGTCGATCCGTTTGATCTATCTGCAGATGCGACCAAACTCATCGCTATCCAGGAGAAACAGAAAACTGAGGGGCTACGAGTAGTGAGGGAGGTTGATGATGAGTCAGGTAGTGACACCACAACAGATTGAGAGTCGCCTATATCTACTATCCAAAGAGGTAGATGTGGCACATCAGGAACTCGTATCGTGCGAGATGTCGTTTCTCACGGCAGTCGCAGACTATGAGATAGGTCTAGCCAAATCGCGACTCGAACTAGCAGGTCGCTCATCCCCCACCGGCAGGAACTACACAGTAGGCGAGCGCGAGGACATCGCACTCGTGGCAAACGCTGAGAAACATATGGTCATAGCGGCTGAGGAGGCGAAGGTCAAAGCATCTCGCGCCAATGTGCAACGACTACAGACACAGGTGAAAATTGCGCAGAGT